TTTGTTTCCATAATACACTATAATGGAAATTATTTTGATATTCACCTTGTTCTTTTCTGTAATGATCATAAACATCAAAAACCTTACAATTGTTAAAAATTATTGCGTTATTATCATCATGAAATAGTTCAATTGAATTTAATAGGTGGACACCTTTATTTTCACCAAAAAATTTCTTACCAAGTAATCCAGGACCAGTTGGATATAATGCGTTTTTTCCATAATAATATGTTTCCACGTTTTCAATAATTGCATAAATACATTGGCGTAATATTTTATTTCTTGGACTAACTACTATTAAAGCTGTATATATTCCCTGTTCATCTTTATTCCACCATGCGTTTTGTTTTGTATTAGGACGATCTATTACAAAATGTTCCTTATAACATAGTTCGTCTAATTGAAAATTATTGAGTGTATGATATTTAATGTCCAAATAAATACCACCGTGTATATACAAAATACAAAATCTCCATAAATCGGATTTATACGACGAAGGGGATAATTTTTCATAAGCGGTCAATACTTCCTTATCAAATGATTGTTCAATAAACTTAGCACAGTCTTCTTCGTCATATAAATGAAAACATATGTTAGGATTTTGTTTTTTCAATTGTTCATAATTTTCAGCCATTAATGGTGGTAAATTTTTCGTATGCCACACTGTATAACAGTGTCTGGGTATTTCATATTCATTTTCTTGAACTGATTTTACAAACAGTTTTTGAAGTATTTTTTGTCCATTTTCTATAAATTTGTTCAGTGTTTCTTCGTAATTTGATACTTCTACCGGGATATTTTTTTCTTGGACATTTTGTATTTGTAATTCTTGAATATATTTTTCATTTTCTTTTTGTCTTCTTATATTCAATTGTACTTGTATCAATTTTTCATCCTCGTCCTTATTTTCTCCATTTTCATAATCGTCCTTATTTTCATCCTCATCCTCCTCCTCATTTTCAGCGTCATCTAATTCAAATATATTATCGCTCTCCAAAAGTTCTTGGTAATCATTAGTGTTACTATGATCATTAAAATTGTCAGAAAAAATTTCGGTTTTATTATTGTAATCTAGTTTTAGAGCAAATTTATCTTCAGGTGTCATATATGATATTCGGTTTGGTAATAAACCTATACGTGTGTCCGACTTTCCATATTTGCTAGTATATTCGGGTTTTGTTGACACCATTCTTATTTTATTGTTACTGATACTTTCTTTTTTATTTTCATTTTTGTTAAAAGTTTTGTCATAATAAGCACCTACAATATTTTTATTGCGTAATTTTTGGATTAATTTAAAATCACTTTTAAAACTACTCATCTCTTGTTGTAAATTAGTGGATAATTCTTTATTTTCATCTTTTTTTTTCTCCTCCTTAAATCCACGAAATAACATTTCAACTAATTATGAAACACATTTTATTTTCCTCATTTATCAGTAAATAGAAACATATATTTATTGATCTTTGCGTCAAACTAGTAATTAAAAAAAGGATCCAAAAGACCCGCCCAACATACCATTTGCTGCTTGAGGTCCATCAAAATCAAACGAATTTTGCTGAGATGCCCCTTGTTGAACTGCTGGTGCTGGACTATTCGTTGTTACAATAGGTGCTGGAGGAAATGAAGGTCCTTCTCCAACATTATCAAAATAATCGGATTGACTATTGGTGTGGAGGGATCCTCGTTTTTTAACATGTTGTGTTTCACTTGGACCATTCCACAATTCCATAGCGCGATCTACTAAAATATTCACCTTAATGCCGAGTTTTGTTTGAATACTTAAAACAATGACTAAGAATGCTAAAATAACATTTGTTAGTGTTAAATTCTCATATTTAAATCCACTATATGTTGGGAAATAAGTAATGAAACGATGGATCAAAATCATGCCGCAAAACATGATAATTGTTTGAAGAAAGACTTCGACTAAAAGTTCTAATGTTGCTTTTTCACTATCTGCCTCGGGAATAAATTTTTGGATTGCCTTATTTAACAAAACTACCGGAATAATGCCTAAAGTTGCGTATTGAACAACATTTAATATTTCTGCTTTCCCTTCATCGGTCGATGAAAAAACATGAGAAAGAAATGATTTTTTATTAATATCGCGAACTTCTTGTAATATATCCATAACAATTATATATAATGCTCTTATATTTTTATCTTTGATATGCGATGTGAAATTATGAAGTGAATAACTCAAATAGAATTTCTGAAGAGATAAGGAGAGATATTAGAATTTATTCCGAAACATTCAAACCCGGTAGACGTTAAACCGAAATTGGAGAAAACTCGGCACGATTTTCCAAAAATATCAACAAAAATATCAACAAAAATAAAACATGAGAATGTAAACGATTATACTTTAGACGATTTTGAATGGTTGACAAAATACGAATATCATTCCCCTAATAAAATGGAAATGGTTGCTTAACATTCGTTTGGAAATAATATTGCTTATCGAAAACAATATTATATTACTAAAATTATGAGTGCCGCAACTACCGCCGCAAAAAGAAGACGTGCTGGAAACATTGTATCCACGCCATTATTTAAACCTACAAGTGCTCCCATAGAGAATTCGGTTCAGCGAAGAACTAATATATCTCAATCTGTTCAACAACAACAGCAACAACAACAGCAACAACGACAACAACAACAACAGCAACAGCAACCTCAAACGCACAACACAACTAATATTACCGGACCAAATATGCAAAGACCCATGTCATTACAGCAAGTTATTTCTGTATTCGATAAGCGTTTATTACATATTGAAGGACATATATTAAAAAATGGATCTATTTCACATCAACCAACTACAAATAGTTCGGAAATAACACAAGACATAGAGAGTCTAAAAGTAAATATTCGTGAAAATCTAGATGGACAATTTAGCGAATTTGATCATCGTTATCAAGTATTAGCAAGTGAAATATCTAATCTAAAACAAATAGTATTGAAACTTCAAGGTTATTCCCTTGAAATTAATAAGTCTTTATTGGAAGAACGTAACGAAATACTCTCGAGACTGGATACTTTCCAAGGTAATATTGAAGACGCAATTGTTCTCGACGCATCTACAAATACAATGGGTGAAGAAAATATATCTTTTTTGGTCAGTTCGAGTGATGTAAAACAAGAGTTTATAGAAAATGCAACCGATGAATCATCGAATGCGGATATTGATCATGAAGAAGTTGTAGAACAGCAAGTTGCTGAACCAAAAGAGGAAGAATATACTGAAGAAGAAATCGCATATAATAAAATAGATGATGTAATGTTTAATAAAAAATGCTTGAATACTGATATAATAAAAAATGTAAAGTTGGAAGAAGAAGAAGTTGTAGAAGAGCAAGTTGTCGAATCAAAAGAGGATGAAGTGGTAGAAGAGCAAGTTGCTGAACCAAAGGAGGATAAAGTGGTAGAAGAGCAAGTTGCTGAACCAAAGGAGGATAAAGTGGTAGAAGAGCAAGTTGCTGAACCAAAAGATGATAAACAAAAGAGGAAACGGAAAAATAAAAATGTTGTAGCCGTATCAGTATAAAATAGAAATTATTATATTATATTATAATAATGTCTACACCATCAACTTTAGCAAATAAATTAGAAAAATTTAAAGAACAATATTATCAAGAAAATAAGAAAAAAACATTTTTTACAAAATCACAAAAAAAAGATTGTGCTGAGAAAATTACACAGCATTTTTCAGTTGACCAACTATTACAAAATAGTATATATGTAAAAGAAAGCGTACTATTTTTTGATTATCCAATCATAAAACGTTTTTTACACCCAACTATTTATCAATCCGTTATTGATCATATTGATAACCATATATTTAATTTGCTTACAAATCATGAAATGATAGATATAACGATAGATATGAAATCATTTACGGTTACGGCAGCACAGCGATATAGTGATTTGATACAGTTATTTTGTAGTAGATATTTACAAGATGAGCAATATGTAAAACGTATTCATAAGATTTATATTCATAATTCTCCATCAATAATTGAAGTATTACGAAGTATGTTTTCACATTTTATGTCAAACACTGCTCAAGATAAAGTAGTGTTTTTGAAAAATTAACGCGCACCTCCCCAATTGGGTCTAAAATTATCAAGTGGGTTATAAGGGATATTCAATTTATCAAATAAATCATTTCGAACGAAAAACATATTACCTGTATGTAAAACAAACTTATATCCTTTTTCAATGCCTAATTGTAACATTGGATTAAACCCAGTGCTTTGATATTTACCAGGACAATGAATATGAAATTCATTATGTACACTGACAGATGAATTAATCTCTATAATTACGATTTTAGGTTTATATTTTTCTACTGATTTCCATATTTGATAATCATATGAATCTACGTCAATTGATAATATATCGAAATTTATAGGTATTTCCGTATCTGACAATATGGTATCCAAATTATTATCATTATCATAACCTACATATTTATTTATTGGAATAATATGAGGATACTTTTTTACAGTAGTTAATAAATCTTGGTATTTATCTTTATCACTTTCTATAAAAACAGAATGAAACCCTTTTTGTGTTAGATTGAATGTGTTCGATAAATAAATTCCATCCCATGCACCGAATTCACATATCCACCCGTTTTCAATTTCTAATCTTTTTAATAATTCTTCTACAATCCCATCTTCTCCATTTTGTGAATATATATTTTTATGATATATACTATAAAATTGGTTAGTATACATATAAACAATTATAATCCTATAAATTTATATCGTTTGTAGTTTAAAACATATAAAATTGATTTTATAAAATACTATATAAAGTATTTCAACCAACACTTTATATAAAATGGAGATCTCTATTCAAAACTCACATCGCTGTGAAATTTTCACAACTTTGTTTCAACACATGAAACTATTTTCGGAACATATTAATATTAATTTTCACGAGGACCGCGTTTTCATTCAGGGAATGGATAATTCGCATGTATCCGTCTATGAAATTAATCTACCAAGTGATTGGTTTGAAACGTATACCCTAGAGCGTGCTGTTACAATTGGCATTAATACGAACACTTTATTTAAAGTGTTACATACACGTGAAAAGACACATGACCTACGTTTGAAACTTGAAGATATAAGTGACGACAAATTAGAAATTGCTCTCCATTCTGAATCAAAAGACGTCATTGATTTGAATTATCTTATTCCACTTATCGATATTGATAGTGAAATGATGTCTATTCCTGATATGGAGTACCAAGCAGAATTGTCCTTTCCTTCGGCAACCTTTTCCACATTGATCGACCAGATGAAACTCTTTGGTGAAACATTCAATATTTATTGTAGCGAAGAAGCAATTAAAATGAGTGCCGAAAGTCAAGAAACCGGAAAGATGTTTGTTAATGTACCCATTGATGACTTGAATTCTTACGCAATCGAAGAAGAGAAGTTACTTGATTTGTCTTATAGTCTAAACCATATGAAACATATTTGCTTATATAGCAAAATTTCCAAGGAAATCAACATTGATCTGAAGGAGGATTTTCCGATTCGGTTTACTTATATTTTAGACGATGAACGTGCTAAAGCAGTATTTTATCTAGCACCCAAAATCGACGAT